CGATCTGGGTGGATATCGAGAACGGATCCTCCCCGGTGCCTTTACCGACTCCCTGCGAGCCACCGAGGACATGCGGGCCGATATTGAGCATGATCCGAGGAAGATTCTCGCCCGAACCAAAAAGAGTACGCTCGGTTTTCACGAAGACAAACAGGGGGTATGGGCAACCATCACCGTACCGGATACCCCAAGGGGACGGGAAGCGGTAGAAGAGGTGCGGGCCGGCAACCTCGACGGAATGTCGATCACCTTCTTGCGCAAGGGCGTGAGGGATCGGTTCACCAAGAGCGAAGATGGACCGGTTCGGGAAGTCGAAAAGGCTACCTTGCGTAGCGTTACGCTGACTTCGATGCCGGCCTATCCGCAGACGGCAGACACGCTGGTTTTGCGTTCTCTGGAGGAGTGGCGGACGGCTGAAGAGCCGGATGCCGAAGATAAGGTAGACACGTCGGGGGGTGATGTTGAGGACTTGCGGCGTCGGCTGGATTTGGAAGAGAACATCTTGACGCTATAGCAAACCGTTGCGATAATGCAAGTGAAAATTCAATGATGCGCGGCGACGCTCAGCGAGAAGAGCCACGCCTAACTTTGAGTCACGGTCTCTGAGAGGACGTGATTTCAGAACGGTTCACACCGTTCGGGGATCACGTCCTTTTTTAATGCGCGTTCTCCGACGGCAGAAAATCAAAGGAGAATAGCGATGGCTATTGATACTCGCGAACTCCGCGAAAACCGGCACAAGCTGATCGTCGACGCGCGGGCCATTCTGGACAAGGCCGACAAAGAAGAAGAGCGACGATCGCTGACGGCCGAGGAGCGGACCGAACACGACCGAATCATGGGCGAAGCCAACGGCCTCAAGTCCGAGATCGAAGACGCCGAGCGGCGTAACAATCTGGAGCGGGAAGAGGCCGCCGAAGAGATGCGGCAGGAAGAGGAGGGCCGCCGCAAGGCATCGGACGAAGAAAAACCCAAGCGGCCCTTGACCGCAGAAGAACAACGCTGGGCCTTCCGCGAGGACGAAGAGTACCGCGACGCCTTTGCCCGGTATCTGGCCGTTGGCAATAAGGGGCTCAACGAAGAGGAGCAACGGGCGCTGTCCGCGGGCACCGGGACGGAGGGTGGCTATCTCTACGCCTCCGAGCAGTTCAGTACCGAACTGATCGCCAACGTCACGGACGCCACGATCTTCCGTCAGTTGGCCCGCGGGTTCACGTTACCGACTGCCGATTCTCTCGGCAATCCGACGTTGACGGATCGTATGTCCGATGCGGAATGGACTAGCGAACTTGGGGTTCCGAGCACCGACACCACGCTGGCGTTTGGTAAGCGGGCCATGACACCTCATCCGCTGGCCAAGGAAATCGTGGTCTCCAAGACCTTACTCCGCAAGGTGCCGAATGCCCAGACGATCGTTCGCGATGAATTGGGTCGTGTGGTGGGTGAGGCCAACGAGAACGCCTTCATGACCGGAACCGGAGACCAAAGGCCGCTGGGCATTTACACGGCCTCTGCCGATGGGATCAGCACCGCCCGCGACGTCTCTAGCGGCAACACCGCGACGCTGATTAAGTTCGACGGACTCAAGGCGGCCAAGTACAGCATCAAACAGGTGTACTGGGGCGGCCTGTCGTGGATCTTCCATCGCAACGTAATGGAGCAGATCGCCAAGCTGAAAGACGGCAACGGTCGCTATCTGCTACAGGATAGCGTGGTCCAGGGCGAACCGGACCGAATACTGGGCTTCCCGGTCAATATGTCGGAATTCTCCCCCAGCACGATGACCGCGAATCTCTATGTCGGCATGTTGGGGGACTACTCCAATTACTGGATCGTCGACGCCATGAATATGGAGATCACGCGGGCAGAAGAACTCTACGTCCGCACCAATCAAGACCTTTTCATTATCCGCATGAGTACCGATGGCGCACCCGTGCGGGAAGAGGCTTTCGCCCGGGTAAAACTCGGCGCCTAAACGGAATCGTTCAAGGAAACCAAGAACATTACACGTATACAAAAGCAAGATCCCTTCGGATATTAAGGAGAGTTGTTGTGGTTCAAAACATTTCCGCAGCAGAAAAAGACACGCTGGTCCAAGCGCCACTTGCGACGGCCGCCGACGTAGCCAGCTCCTATGTGGACATGGCCAACTTCGATAATGTGACGTTTCGCGGCATCATCGGAACGGTCGGTTCGACCAGCTCCGTCACGTTGGCGGCGTGGGGTTCCAGTTCGACCTCCTCGACGGGGGCCGCAATCAGCGGGGCCTCGATTACCAGCACGGCGAGCAATTCCGACAAGGGAATGAAGCTCGAAGTCAGCCGGCCACGCCAACGGTACGTCAAGACGCATTTGACCAGTAACGGCACGACCGTCGAGTATGGTGGCACGTTCGCCAGCCAGGGTTCTGGTCGAGTGGAGCCAGTCACCGACGACGCCACGACCATGTTGACGCGGGTCCTGACGGTGCCGCAGACCACGTAGGAAACGCCTTTCCGCGGCTAGTTTGCCGGGGCGTGCGGATAATCTCCGCCGCCCCGGCAGGCGTTTTTCTAACATCAATTATAAGGAGCCAGACGGATGGCCGAAGACAAAACATATCAAGGAGCCGCTCGCCGGCTACAGGGCGGCGACGTAATAGAAATCGGTTCGACCGGGACCTTGGACCTCTATGGCCAAATGGATGTGAAGAGCGCCGCCAATCTCGACATCAAATCCGGCGGGGTGCTCGACGTGGAAAGCGGCGGGGCCTTCAAGTTGGCCGGCACCGATTACACCGACGAGCTTACGCGGGCCGCCGCCAACACGCCGACTCCCGAGACTGTAATCAATGCCGTCAGTTCGACGGAGGGCACCACGGGAGCCCAAGCCTTGGCGCAGTCTGGAGTATCGTTGTTGTCGTGTACCGGGTCGACATCTACCTCTATTTGTATTTTCAGGCTGCCCGTGCCAGCGGCGAACGTGCGAAAAACGCTCATAGCATCTGTCGGCATCGACGCGACCCATGACGCTGGTGTGGAAACCAGCTCGAAAAGCGTAACGATCGGATACGCGGCCGCCAATCATCGTTTGGCGTTCGATGCACTGGACGAGGCGGTCGAATTGGTCGGCGTCAGTGCAACCAAATGGGTCATCACCAGTAACGAGGGCGGGGTTGCCGCATCTACAAACTTTACTGCGTAAGGAGAGACAATGATCGAAGCCGCGGAAAAGGTTGCAATCGTCGGAAAGGCCCCTTCTAGTCGGGACCTAGCGCCCTATACAGATGAAAGTTGGGAAATATGGACGCTCTCAGACTTGGTTCCACTGGGGCAATCGCCTCGCTTCACCCGCCATTTCGAGCTACATCCTTTCGACTGGCTTTCGCAAAGGCAAGACGACTACTTCAAGTGGCTGAAAGGAATCTCCGACGAGCCGGTCTATGTGCGGAGCGAAATCGAGGCCGAACAATTGCCGGCGGGCGTGGCCTTGCCGGTAGACGAGTTGACGGCCAAGTATGGTCGTTACTTCACCAATACCGTTTCTTGGATGATCGCAACGGCAATCGAGGCGGGGCCCAAAGAGATCGGCGTCTGGGGCGTCGATATGGCCCAAGAACCCGAGTACAAGGCGCAGCGGCCGAGTTGCGAATACTTTCTGGGGTGGGCTCGCGGGGCCGGAATCAAGGTCACCATCCCCGCCCAGTCCGACCTACTCAAGTCGGCTCGGTTGTATGGCATCGACACCGACGGCGGCGAGACGCGAGAGAAGTGGAAGTCGCGCACGGCGGAACTGGATCGGCGGATCATCAAGCAAGATGATGAAGCACAGCAACATGCGTTGCAAGCTGCCTTTTTAAGAGGCGCCCGAGACTCACAAGAATACTATCGGCAGTGGATGACCCAGCCATGGAACTTAGACTTATAACGCCATCGACCGGACCGCCCTTGACGTTGCGGGATGCGCAGGATCAAGTCCGCAACTACGATGACAACCACGCCCCTGAATTGCTTCGCAAACTGAACGCGGCGACCGAGTATTGCCAGCGCGACGTCGCTGGGAAACGGCAGTTGATGCCGGCGACCTACGAAGTGGACTTGGCGAACTTCCCCTACATCAACGGGCGAATCACGCTGCCAATGCCACCGGTGAAGAGCGTCGTCTCGGTGAAGTATTACGATACCGACGGAGTACAGCAAACGCTATCAAGCACTGCTTACGAGACGTTGTTACCGACGCACGATCCGGGGTTCATTGACCCGGCCCACGGAGATGTCTGGCCAACTACGCGTGCCCGGGCGGATGCGGTAACCGTACAATTCATTGCCGGCTATGCGTCGCGGGCGGACGTTCCGGCGGGGATCAAGGAAGCTATCCTCCTGAAGACCGAACACCTCTACGATCCATCGCGGGTCAAAGAAGAGGACATGACCCGGGCGATTCACGACTTGATGAACCATTACGAATACGGGTACTACGCATGACGCGACCACGGCGTCGAGACTTCCGCACCCGATTGGAACTGCAAACCTTGCAGGGGAGCACGGCTGCCGATACGCGGGGTCATTCGCAACAGACGTTTGCCACGGTGGCTACGATCTACGGGGCCAAGCGGCAACTGCGGGGAGAGGAGGCGATTCTCGCCCGGCAAATAGATGCGAGGGCCACGCATGAGGTGGAGGTGGACTACGACAGCCGAATCAACGAGCGGGGGAGATTACTGGTTGAGGGGAGCACGGCGGAAATCCTGGAGATCGTGGCGGTAGACAACGTGGAGGATCGGAATCGGACGGTACGGCTGACTTGTGGAGAGCAGAAATGAGCCGAGTATCTGTAGGAATAGGCACGCGAGCCACCGGGGCGGCCGATCATGTCCGGTTTGAGGTTCGCGGAGACAGAGAACTCAAGCGGAAGCTGAACCAACTGGCTAACAAAGAGGTCAAGAAGATCGTCCGGCAGGCGATGCGGGCCGGGGCCAAGGTGATCTTGCCCAGAGCAAGAGCAAACGCTCCAGTGGGAGCGACGGGCAACTTGCGTCGGGCGATCAAAGTTCGGGCGGCGAAACGGAGTCGCAAGTATATCGGAATCAACGTCACCTTGGGCAAAGGGTTCTTTCAGGGCGATGAGTTTTACGGCGCGTTTCAGGAATTCGGTTGGAAGACAGGAAAGCGGAAGAGCAGCAACCGGCGGGAAGTCCCCGGCAAACACTTTTTTGAACGGGCGGCCCGGGAGACCGGCAAGGCGGCTGGTGACGCGGTGATAGCGACGATTTGGCAGAAGCTCAAGGCACGAGCCCTGATGCGGGGCGGCTTGGGCGGAGGGATTGTATAGATGGCGAGCATCGGCGAAGACATCCGAACGTTCATTGTTGGCTCGACAAGTATTGCCACGCACTTCGCCGCGATCGCCAAGCCGGGGGTAGTGGAACAAAACAAGATTCGTCAAGAGGCACCCAGTCCGCGGATTTGGTTCCAACGCGACAACGAAAACGAGGAGACGGACCTTTCGGGCGAAGGCGGCTTGGTGGAGTCGCAATGGAACCTTGAGGTT